GTTGCTGACGTACAGGCTCTTCCATTGATTGGTGACACTGCCCAGATCGTAGATTGCATTGGCACTGGGGATGATATTGCCACCCCAGCCCGATTCGGCATAGGCTGTCACATTGGCATTGGCATAGGTCTGTGGCAGTCCGGTCAACAAGGATCCATCACCTATAAAGTAGCCGCCAGCGACCACATTGCCGATCAAGTTGGCTGTGGTAGCAGTAAACACGGCTGCATTGGCAACACCGTTGACGTCCATGACCACATTGCCGCCCGAACCAGAAATGACCACACTGCTGTTGCCAGAATTGATTTGGTTGGTGCTGATATTGCCCACCTGTGTGACCTGTGCCCAGATAATGGAACTGCCGTCATAGTCGGCAAAACAGTAGTAAAAATAGGTACTGTCATAGGCATACATGCCAGCTTCATCGCCTATCTCACCAGTCAAAGAAGTGGGAGGAGAGACCTGGGCTCGGCTATAAAGTTGACTAAAATTGTTGTTGCTCTTGATAAAAGCAGTGCGAATAGGATCGCCGGCTCCGTCATTGGGGGTCGCACCTACATTTATAATTTGTTGAGCCATAGATTAAGTTCCTCTGCAGATATTTAGCAGAGTTTGCAAACCAATGGTTTGTGCTTATTCCGGGCTGAAGCTGGATCCGCAACCGCAGGTGGTCACTGCGCTGGGATTTTTGATGGTAAAACTGCTGCCGTAGACATCTTCTCGGTAGTCCACAACAGCACCTTGCAAGTAACCGCCACTCATGGCATCTACCAAGACTCGTACACCGTCGATTTCAAGATCCCAGTCGTCTTCATTTTGTGTTTCATCCAAGGTAAATCCATAGCTCATTCCGCTACAACCACCGCCCTGTACAAACACACGCAGTTTGAGCTCGGGATTGTTTTCTTCGGCCAGGATATCCTGTATTTTAGCCACTGCAGATTCGGTCACTGTGATCATAAGCGTTGGTTGCAGACATCCCAATCAATTATTTTCCAAATGTTGTCAAGATAGCGTTCTTTGTCCCACTGATAATCTGTGGCCCACACATGCTCCCACCAGTCCACTAGCACACAGATATCTGTACGCACCTGATGGTTGGGTATGGTTTTGATGGTGCCTGCTGTGCTCAAATACACCCAGCCCGAACCTTGGATTTTCATGGCTGTTTCTTTGAAAGCCTGTTTGAAATCTTCATAGGTTTTGAAGTTGGCTTCAATTAGTTCTAACACAGCACCTTTGGGGCGATTGGCACCCTTGGGCGGTTTCAGCTGTGGGAAAAACTTGTTGTGCAAGAAACTGCCTGCACGATTGAAATTGGCGTTGCCTTCGCCGGCATTGTATCTTTTTGCATAGCCCTTGGCTAGATGTTCATAGTGATAGTTGATGCTGTTCTTGCTCAACACCGGATCAAGATCCCCTTCACCGTAGGGCAAGGGTGTGGTTTCCAGTTTGGCTGGTCTTGTGCTGGCTTCCAGCAGATCTAGATCGTAACGTATGAGATGTTGCATACAGATATTTATCTGCGGCGAGTTATGCGACCGCGGGCAAGATCATACGGGCTAAACTCCAGTTCCACCACATCGCCCATCAAGACCTTGATGTTGTTTTGCCGCATGCGACCATTCAAGCTGGCCAAAACGGGCTTGTCAAAATTTTCAATTTTAACTCTATAGGTGGTGTTGGGCAGAACTTCTTGTACAACCCCTTCCATTTTTATGACGTCTTCTTTGGCCAAACTAGTTTAATAAACCTTTCATTATCTGCGCATCTTACTTATGTCAATGGCTTCTTCGTCGCTGAATATTGGCACGGCATTGCTCTTGTGCATGGTGCCTATACCTTTGACCTTGGTACCAGTGTAGGCCTGATCTGCTGATTTTACGCAAGGTACCCAACCAGTGTCACGGCTGGCAATGTGAGCAGTTTCACGGCCGGGCGGCACACGCATGGTCACGGTCAAAGTGCCTGCGGGTTTGACGGGTGGTGCAGGAGTTCTACTGAATTTGGGTGCCATCCGTTTGAAGTTGCCCAGGCGTTGTTCCCATTCTTGTTGTAGCAATTCGGCTTTTCTTTTGGCTTCGGCACTGGCCCATTTGCGTGGACCTTTCTTTTTACCAGTGGTGCTTAACCAAGGACCTTCTAGATGAAATGCCATTGTGTGCCTCCAGATCTTGTATTCATACTACTATTATAACAGATCTGGAGTTTCGGGTCAACCGTTTACTTGAACAAGATCATGGCCATGATCACGGCCTGGATTGTAAAACCCATGCCAATTGTGACAATGTTCAACATGTCTTTGAGCACCACGGCTCGGGCAAACAACAACACCAGGCCGGTCCACATGAACAGCACTATGTCCAGATTGGGCACTGTGTCAGACAGTCCTGTGAGCAAGGCAAGAAGTGTGGGTATGGTGGCACAGTGTATTACAACCACTGCCAACCAACCCAGGGTTTCAGCACTTACTTTGGGCCAGTGTTGATCTAACCAGGTTCTTGCAGAATTCAATAAAGCGTCTAATTTGATTATCATATTTTGTCCGCATAAAAAATGTGCCTTCCAATTTTACCTACCTGTGGTTTACCCCACTGTGGTTTCACATAGTCTGCGTGAAAATACAGAGCATTTTTCATGCTGGGCAACCGGAATCCTTCAAGTAGGACCTTTTTTGCTACTTCTTCTGCTTCTTTCCAGTGTGCTGGATATATGGGTTTGATCTTGCTGGACCCATCGCAGAACCAGGAGAACTGGCAAACTACCTTGTCATAGATCACGTTCTTCTGATAGACCACGCCGCAGATGTCACGGGCAAATCTGCCTGACTCCACACGATTGATCGTGACCTGGGCCACTGCTACCTTGCCTTCAAAGGGCTCGGTGGCACTTTCCCAGTAGATGTTTCTTGTGAGACAGTCCAGTTGTTTGGTACGGTCCGCGGCACTGATAAAGCCCTGACGTGCTGCTTCGTTGGTGGTCTGCAATGAAGTCAATTTGTTATCGGTAACAAAAACCACGGCCAGGGCCACAGCTACAAAACTCACTGTTTTTACTGCTATACTACCTAAGTTGAACTTTGAAGTTGTCTTCAATGTTTTCTCCCTTCGATCTTAGTGGATCGTTCACCGGAGTGTCCAGGATGGACGCATTGACAGAGATTTTGGCAAAAGAAAAGACCTCGGGCCTCCTTTGGCATACTCTCCGAGCGTGGCTTTGTTTCTCGCCAGGCCTGTACCATTTGTCAATGAAGAGGATTTCCGAAGTCCTCTTTGATCAGCTTTGCGGCACTGATCAATCCGTTGTGGAGTAGAGCTTGAGTGTAATTTTCCGCTGTTTGTCGAAACAACAGCCTGAATTGGTTTTCTACTCTCTAAAATACTTAGCTCACCGGCGTTGCCACCCACTAATAACCCCAAAATTTCCTCCACTTTTACCATAATATACAGCTATTATAGCATGTTATGGCATTTGTGTCAATCTATGTTGGGTGCGGGCATGGCCTTGATACGATCCCAAGTGGCCTGTTTGTCACGTATGTGCTGTTCCAGTTTACGATACTGCTCACCCAGCTCACGCAGTTCATCCCATTCAGCTTCTAATAGAGGATTGGGTTGATACAAGCCCAGGCGTTGTTCGATTCGTTTGACCGCTGCCACCAGGCTCCAGCCATTGACCTCCACGTCGGCGCCGTCACCTTCCAGACGTATCTTGCCGGCGCCATTGGCATTGGTCGACAACCAAGGTGATGCAAACCCTGTGCCCGAACTCACAGTCACGTTGGGATACTGCGCACCGCCAATGAGACCGTAAGGTCCACTGGTTATGGTACTGGCGCTGCTGTAACTAAACTGCGATCCCAAACCGGGCAGGGTTATGGTGTCGGTGCTGTCAGCACCGACGGTCAACGTGTCCTTGAGCTCGGCCAGGTTTACGCTGTAGGGGAAGTAGTCTTTGTCAGAGTCCATGTACCATCCTGATTGTCTGTCCAAGTCACGGTGTCACCGATTTGCCAGCCCAATTGGTTTACAAGATCATCGCCCAGATCCAGCATGAATTCACCAGCAAATTCTGGATCTTCTTTTAGTACCCGGACGAAAGAAGTAGTATTGGCCATGTTATTTGGCCGCCATGGCTTCTTTTTCAGCTGTGATTTCTTTGCGACGTTCCTTGATGGCCTTGCTCATTTCTTGCAAGGCTTTACGGGCACGGGCCGCACTGGCTTTGACACCCTTGCTGGTGAATTTTTCGTTTTCGGCCACATAGGTTTCGAATGCTGTTTTGATTGCTTCATGATTGCTCATAGTTATTTCCTCGGTTAATGTGCATGATGCACCTATTAATTATACTACATAAAGTGGGTATGTCAAGAAAAATCACACTGTGATGTGCCGTTTTGACCAAGGATCCCAAATGACCAAGTTGTCCCAGGAATGGTTC